GTCTACCTCTCCCCTGAGGAGACCGAGCACCTCGACCGTCAGGCTGCTGCCCTGAACCTCAACCGTTCGCAGCTCATACGCCTCCGTGCGCTAGGCGACCCCTCTGTGGGCTCCCAGGAGTCGTCAGGCTCTTCTGAGACCATTTCCCTACGCCAGTACCAAGACGCCGTTACAGCCGCTCTCAGGGCTTCTTCCGGTGCTTGCTCACGTCCAGTCGTTGAAGCCATCACAGCCTCCGTTCTTGTCTCCGTCTATGCCAGTCCCAACCAATCAAGACATCCAAACCCTCCTCAAACTGTGGGATGACTACTACCTCGCCCTTTATCGCCAAGCCAATGACCCACAGCCACCGTCAACGCCTGAACAACTTGGTCGAATCAGCCGCTTCCTCTGTCCAACCGACCTTGGAAACGCTCGATGATGGTTGCGTTCGCGTTTGCATTGGCGCAAACTGTGGCGTAGTTTCTTCGCATCATCTGGTCGAACCCAAGATCAATCAGCTCAAAGCCCTAGCTTTTAAGCCACACCAATGATCAAATGAGCCTGGCGTTCTCAGTCAACGTGGATGGCAAGGAAATCGTCTTCTCGTACGACGAAGACTCACGGACCCTTGTCGTTACATCCATTGACGGTATCGCCAGGCATATCATTTGCGCCTCTGGTCATATCAATAGCTTTGACGATGCCGCAGAACACGCTAAGGTTCTCGCTAACGAGTTCAAAGCTCACCCTTTCTGGCATCCTGTCTAGAACTTTTCTATGACGTCAATTAACAACCTCAAGCACGACCACAAGAACGCTCGCAAACGCACTGACCGCTCTGCGATGTTAATCGCAGAATCACTTAAGCGTTACGGTGCAGCACGCAGTATCGTCATCGACGAAGAAAATAGGATCCTTGCTGGCAACGGAACCATCGAGGGCGCTAAAGCTGCTGGCATCAAAAATGTTCGCATCATCGATGCTGACGGTGATGAACTCATTGCTGTCAGACGAGCCGGACTTACAGAAGACGAAAAAGTAGGTCTCGCCCTGGCTGATAACCGCACCAGCGATCTCAGCGAGTGGGATGGTGCCATGCTCCATCAGCTCAGCGAGGAACATGATGTCAGTACCTGGTTCGACAAAAGCGAACTCAATGAGCTAATCGGAATCGAGGAAGAGCTAGACGAAAACAGCCCATATACAAACAAAACCATTGCCCCCATTTATGACCCATCCGGCACACAGCACAAACCCGAGCACCTTTACGATGCAACCAAGACAAATCAGCTCCTAGCTGATATTGAAACTGCTGACATCCCTTCCGACGTAAGAGCTTTCCTAACTTCAGCAGCTCATCGCCACACAGCGTTTAACTACAGCAAAATTGCTGACTTCTACGCAACAGCATCCAAAGAAGTCCAGGAACTTTTTGAACAGTCGGCTCTCGTCATCATTGATTTTGAGCAGGCTATCGAAAATGGCTTTGTCCGTCTTGATAAACACGTAGAAGAAGCCTTCAAAAAGGACCGTCCTCATGCGTGAAGATTTTTGCGTTTTTATCCTTTCAAACCGTCGCCCAAATAACGTCAAGACATTTGACACACTGCAGGCATCTGGTTACACAGGCAAGTGTTACATCGTCGTAGACGATGAAGATCCAACAGTTGATGAATACAAAGCAAACTATGGCGACCGTGTCTTAGTATTCTCTAAATCAAAAATTGCGGAAACAACTGACTCCTGCGATGCTTCCACAGATAGACGCACTCCACTTTGGGCTCGCAATGCCTGCTGGGATTTATCTAAACAGGTCAACTGTAGGTATTTCTGTCAGCTTGATGATGACTACAGCTACTTTGCCTACAGACGCATAGGCAGAAAAGAACCTGATAAACCCATAAAATATTCCTGCTTCCGAATTGAAAGCCTTGACATCATTTTCGATGGCATGGCTGAGTTCATGGAAAAAACGCCATCCGTCTCCAGCATCGCCTTCTCTCAAGGTGGTGATTACGTCACTAGCTCCGAAAAGGCTAGAAGCGTCCTGCGTAAAACAATGAATTCCTTCTTCTGTGATAATCAAAGACCCTTTAAGTTCATTGGCAGATTTAACGACGATGTAAACACCTACATTGCTCACGGCGCAACTGGACATCTATTCTTTACCTATTGCCAGATCCAGCTAACACAGGCAATGACTCAGCAAAATAAAGGCGGCATCACCGAAGCCTATCGCGAAAATGGAACTTATGTAAAATCCTTCTACACCGTCATGATCTCTCCGTCATCGACTTACATCAAACTTATGGGACATAAAAACCCTCGCCTTCATCACACACACGACTGGAATAAAGTCTGCCCTAAAATTATTCACGAAAAATATCGCCGTCAATAATCTCGATATGCTAAACCTATTACCCGTTCAGCCATTCGTACCCTAAATGGCAGGTCATCGCGGCACAAAAGCTGAAACTGAACTCCGCGCTCAACGCTTCGCTCGCATCATCGCTAACGGTGGGCGTCGCTCAGACTGCGTTCGTTTCGCTGCTGAAAACTGGGGGGTTGGTGAACGCTCCTGCGATAAATACCTTGAACTCGCTAGACAACAACTCAAGGCTGACTGGGACATCGAACGCCCCCAGATGATCGCTGATCTCCTCTCACAGTGCTCCACACTCCAAATGGAGGCACGCCGTGCTGGGCAATATCACATCGCCCTCGGTGCCATTAACACCGCTGCCAAACTCGCGCAGCTCTGCTCGTGAGCATCCTCACTGCAGCGCCAGAAGGTCATGTCCTCCAACAGCTCAACCATTTCGGCGAGCTAATCGATACCGACCAACTGCTGCAGCGTATTCATGCTGACCTCCATCCTGGGCAGCTCGCTTTCGTAGCTGATAACCAAACCCAAATCATCGGCATCAGCGCAGGTTACGGCGCAGGTAAAACCCGTGCCCTAGCTGCAAAAGCAGTCACCCTCGCTGCTGCTAACCAAGGCTTCATCGGTTGCGTCATGGAACCAACCGGACCCCTAATCCGTGACATCTGGCAAAACGACTTCGAGGATTTCCTGGAGTATTACGCCATCCCCTACACCTTCCGTGCATCACCATTGCCGGAATACATGCTCCACCTCCCAGGCGGTGATACGAAAATCTTGTGCCGTAGCTTCGAGAACTGGTCACGCATTATCGGTCTGAACCTTGCGTGGGTACTAGCAGACGAGATTGATACCGTGACGCCTGCCATCGCAAACAAGGCGTTTCCCAAAATCCTTGGTCGTCTACGCTCCGGCAACGTCCGTCAATTCGGCGCAGCCTCCACGCCTGAAGGCTTCCGCTGGATGTGGACTACCTTCGGCAGCGAGGACGCTCAAACGAGACAGGATCGCAAACTGATCAAGATGCGATCCGTCGATAACCCACACCTTCCGCCTGACTTTATCGAGCGTCTTGAAGCGAACTACGACCCAACACTGCTGAAGGCTTACCTAGACGGCGAGTTCGTTAACCTCACCACCGGCACCGTCTACGACCGCTTCGATCGCACCAAGCACGTCATCAGCAAGCTGCCAGACACCGAGCGCGAACCGCTACGCGTTGGCGTTGACTTCAACGTTGGCAACATGTCTGCTGTCATCGGTGTCAAGCTGAACAACACGCTGTTCGTGATCGACGAGATCAGCGGTGCTCACGACACCGATAGCCTCGCGCAGCAGATCAAAGCGCGTTATCCAGACCGCAGAATCTACGTCTACCCTGACGCCTCCGGCGGCAACCGCAGCACAAACGCCAGTCAAACCGACATCCAGATCCTGGAGTCCTATGGCATGGCAAACCAATCGCCACGCGCTAACCCGCCAGTGCGTGACAGGGTTTCAGCCGTGCAGGCGCTACTTGAAAACGGCAAGGGACAAGTCAGGCTGCAGATCAATGCAAGCTGCAAGCGCATGATCGAATGCCTGGAGCTTCAGTGTTACACCGAAAAGGGTGACCCTGATAAGGACTCTGGGCATGACCACATGAATGATGCCCTTGGATACCTCATCTGGCGTGAGTTCAACCCGCTACACGCTAGCGCTGGTAGGTCCACTGGGATTAGGCTATATTGATCCCACCAGTAAAGTCCCCTGCTGGGTGCTGACGAAACTCAGCCAACTGAAACTGAAGTCGGGCAACCGCTGCGTGCGATCCGAGGGATGGTTCAGATTCACCTGCGTCGGGCAAGAGAGCCTCCACCTAGGTGGGGGTTTCTCTGTTTTTAGGGTATGCTAAGCAGCGTTCGTTTTACCCCTACTCATGCTCAAGGGTTCAGAACTGCTCGCCAAGGTCAAAGAACTGAAGGACCATAACAAGTCTGATCTTGTTCGTGAATGTGGTTACGTCAAAAATGACCGCATCTGCTACACCGCTTTTTATGAGGCTCTCCTAGAAGCCAAAGGCTTTGAGATGAAGTCCACCGCTAAGCGTGGACGTAGCCTTACCTATAAAACCAAAGTGCAGTTCAACGGCAAACTGCAAATTGGTGAAAGCTACGTTCAAGAGATGGGCTTTAAGCCTGGTGATGAGTTTGAGATCAAGATTGGTCGCAAGTCTGTCACCCTGCAAGCTGCAAACCAAACTGCAGTCGCAGCTTAAACTGATTCATAGCCTGCGCGATAAATCTGGTGTACTCCGGCTTCGCTCATTACGACCGTCAGCTGACCAGTCGCGTCGCGCAGGTCAATGATCCCAATTCCGCTTGGCTCAATCAAGAACCGCATTGGGTCCTCATTGAAGATCTGATCGGTGGCACCTACGAGCTGCGCCGTCGCCATCGGCGTTACCTTCCACAAGAACCGCGAGAACTGGACGAGTCCTACGACAACAGGCTTGCTCGTTCCGTTTGCCCGCCTTATTACCAGCGCCTTGAGCGGATGCTCGCTGGCATGTTGACCCGTAAGCCAGTCAGGCTTAACGATGTATCTGACATCGTGCGCGAACAGCTCTTTGACGTTGACCTCATGGGCAACGATCTCAACGTCTGGACCTACGAAACCGCTCGCAAGATGGTCCGCTACGGGCATGTCGGCGTTCTAGTAGATGCCCCTGCAGCCGGAGAGCAAGGTCGTCCTTATTGGGCAAGCTATACCCCACGCGAGATCCTTGGCTGGCGTACTGAAATGCGCGATGGTGCTCAAAAGCTCAGTCAGCTTCGCCTCCTTGAAAAGGTCATCGTGCCCGATGGTGACTACGGCGAGAAGGAAGTCGAACAGGTGCGTGTGCTAACGCCTGGTGCTTTCGAGATTCACCGCATGGGCAAAAACGGGCAGCTTGAGATCCATGACAGTGGCATCACCACGCTGGATCAAATCCCGTTTGCTGTCGCCTATTCCAACCGCGTGAACTTCATGGAATCACGCCCGCCATTGGAGGACATCGCTGAGCTAAACCTCAAGGCGTATCAGATCCAAAGCGACCTCGACAATCAACTGCACATCTCTGCAGTGCCGATGCTGGCGTTCTTTGGTTTCCCCTCTTCGGCTGAAGAGGTCTCGGCTGGTCCTGGCGAAGCTATTGCTTTCCCGGCAGAAGGCAGGGCAGAGTACATCGAGCCTGATGGCAAGAGCTTTGAAGCGCAATTCAAGCGTCTTGAGCAGATCGCCTATCAGATCAATGAACTTGGTCTATCCGCTGTTCTTGGTCAAAAGCTCTCAGCCGAAACCGCAGAAGCCAAACGCATTGACCGCAGTCAGGGTGATAGCACCATGATGGTCATTGCCCAAAACATGCAGGATCTCATTGACAACTGCCTTGCTTATCACGCGAGCTATCTCAATATTGTTGATGTGGGTAGCAGCTACGTTAATCGTGACTTCTTGGGGGCTCGTCTTGATCCTCAAGAGATTCAGTCACTTCTGCAGCTCTACACCGCTGGCACGATCACTCAAAAAACTCTCCTTGATCAGCTTTATCAAGGTGAAGTCCTTGGTGATGAGTTTGACGTGGAGGAAGAGATCGAATCCACTCAGGCTGGTGGATACATCGAGATGCCAACACCAGAACCTGCTGCCATTCCTGGAATCCCAGAACAATCTGCAGAACCAGAAGATGAAGGCGTTATCCCAGCATGATGGGATGCAAACAGTGGAGGTTGCTATGGGCGCTCGCAAGCCACGCAAGCAGGTTGTCACCTTCACTCAACGTGAACTGACAAACTCAGTCTTTGCTGTTGTCCGCGTCTCCTGGTATCGAGATGGGCGAGAGCATCAGGTAGAAGAGCTGCAGCTTGATGATGACCTTGACGAAAAGGTGCTTGTCCTTCAGCACCTGATCAAAAGTGCCTTACATGCTGGCGCTGATGTCACCATCATCACGGAATGTACGGCAGAGTCCTTGGGGGTTGAATAATGGCTGCACCTTCTAGCCTGTACCGCAATGCCATTGACCTGAATCGCTACAGCAATAGCGTTGCCAAGCAGATCGTCTTGGCATATAACGACATCATCGTTGATAGTGTTAATCAGCTACGCGCCATTGATGAGCTAGCAGCACCAGCTAAAGCTGCAAGGCTTCGCGCAATCTTGGCACAACTTAAAGATTCACTTGATACTTGGTCAGGCGGCAGTGTCAATACCTTGACTGGTGAACTGCAGGGACTGGCAGTATTGCAGTCTGAGTTTGTTGCTGATCAGTTGCGTCGTGTCTTACCAGTTGACGCTCGCAGTGCTGTTAACACAGTTGAGATCAGCCCACAGTTTGCTCAGTCTGTTGTCATGACAGATCCGACACAAATCAATGTTGTCACCCTCAGCGATGACTTAACCGCTGCTGTCCAAGGCGCTCCGCAAACTTACGCCCTCACTGCTGCTAAAGGTGCAACCGTGACATTGCCAAATGGTCAAGTTGTGCAAAAGGCATTTCGTGGCATCGTTGATTCACAGGCTGAGATGTTTTCGCAGGTAGTCCGCAATGGCTTACTGACTGGCGAAAGCACGCAGAACATAGCCAAACGCTTGGTTGGCAGATTGCAACTTGGCGAAAGTGGCAGTGTTAAACAAATGGCAGAGAAAGGTGGTGAAGCAACAATCGCTAGCAACCGTCAAGTCATGACCTTGGTTCGCACCAGCGTTAATCAGGTTGCCAATGCCGCAAGTCAACAGGTCTACGAAGCAAATCAGGACATCACTAAGCGTTACCAATACGTCGCAACGCTCGATACTCGGACATCAGCGATCTGTGCCTCGCTTGACGGGCGCATCTTTGAATACGGCAAAGGTCCAACACCACCGCAGCATTTCAACTGCAGATCAACCACCGTGCCTGTCATCGACTACAAAAAGCTAGGGTTCGATCCACCACCGGAAGGCAAGCGAGCCAGCATGGATGGTCGAGTGCCTGCTGATACGTCTTATGGTCAATGGCTTGCAGGGCAAAGCGAAGCCACAAAGGCAACAGTCCTTGGCAAGGAGAAGGTTGCTTATTTTGATCTGCTCTCAAAAAAATACGGACCAAAGGATGCGATGGCAAAGCTCGTGCGGGATGATGGCAGCGAACTAACCTTGGATCAACTCAGGAGACGTTATGGAGCTGCCGAGTCTTAGGCATTTTCGCAATGAAGGCATCTTCTTTGTCTTCTCTGATCCTGTCGAGGCATTAATAGGAGAGGCTTGGATTCAGGCGGTTTATACCGATAAGGGTTGGGCAACAGCTGACGGCTCTACACTGTTGTCAGGTATTGAAGAGTGGCGTCATGCCAAAGAAACCAAGCAAGGCAGACAAGAAGATCGGCAAGGTAATGAGCGAGTACAAAGCGGGAACGCTAAAAAGCGGCAAGCCAGGACCCGGAAAAGGACCGAAGGTCAAAAGCCGTAAGCAGGCGATCGCTATTGCACTGAGCGAAGCTGGAGTGGCTAAACCAAAGAAAGGAGGCAAGCGCAAGTGAAACGCGGTGATCGTGTTAGCTGGCTGTATCAAGGCGTTCGCACTTATGGCATCATCACCAGTACACCTGGTGAAGGCGCACATTCAATCAAGGGTCCAACAGGCGGCACCGTGACTCGTCGTGGCACTGCTGATGATCCTGTCGTTGCGGTCAAATCTGAAAGCACCGGCAACCCTGTATTGAAGAAACGCTCTGAACTTCGCGCTGCACCAAAGAAATGATCACCTATCGCGGCGAGGAGTTTGACGGCTACAACAAGCCAAAGCGGACGCCAAAGCATCCGACCAAATCCCACGCAGTCCTTGCCAAAGAAGGCGACAAGGTAAAACTGATCAGGTTTGGTCAGCAGGGTGTGTCAGGCTCACCAGCACGAAAAGGAGAATCGGAAGCAGACAAAGCCAGAAGGGCATCGTTTAAAGCGCGGCACGCAAAGAACATCGCCAAAGGCAAGATGTCACCGGCGTACTGGGCTGACAAGGAAAAGTGGTGATTAGCTGGCTTCCTGCTCGAAGATCCAGTCTTTAACCTCCGCCACGTACCACCGCAGCTCTTGCGCCTTCGCTGCGTGCCATCCGTTGCCAGTTTCAAGATACAAAGCTGTATGGCGGTCAATCGCCTTCAAGCATTGATAAATCAAGGGATTCCATGGTTCACGCTGCGGCGTGTTCCATTCCCGCTTTGACATCATCAGATACCAACCACTAATCTAGGACCGCAAAACCCTGTGGGTTATTCATGTCCGAAGATCAAACTGCTCCTGTGGAGCAAGCTGCTGATACATCAAGTCTCCAGGCAGAACTTGAGGCAATGCGCCGCAAAAATGCCGAACTGCTCGACGAGTACAAAAAAGCAGTCAAGCAAGCCAAAGCAGTGCCCGACGGCGTTGACATCGAGGAGCTGATCCGCTTCAAAAGACAAGCTGAGCAAACCGAGCTTGAACAGCAAGGGAAATACAGCGAGGCTAGGCAAGCTCTGGAGCAGCAGTTCCGTGAGGCGACGGCGGAGAAGGACAGGCGCATCTCAGAGCTTGAGTCCAGAGTCCGGGAACTTGAACTGCTAACCCCAGCGGTTACAGCTTTGGCTGATGTCGTCCACGACCCGGATCTCATCATGAAAACCAAGCTGTCGCCAGAGCAAATCGAGCGAGAAGCTGATGGCACCGTTGTTGTAGTTGATGGCTACCAGCGGACACCAGTAACGGAATGGGCAAAGAGCCTGCCGAGCTGGATGCAGAAGCAACCGAAGCCACAAGGCAGTGGTGCTCCGATCGGGCGCAGCACTGGTGACATCCCGGCTGGCATCAAAAATCCTTTCATGCCTGAATCATTCAACCTGACAGAACAATCTCGCTTGTTCCGTACTGACCGTGATCTTTACGACAAGCTAAAAGCTGCAGCTGGACGTTAAACTTCGACGTAACCGGCTGTGCTGGGTAATGGGCTGTGCCCGACACCGTAAAACCATTCTTGAGGATTAGTCATGGCGACTCTTCGCTCTGACATCATCATCCCCGAGGTATTTACGCCGTACGTCATTGAGCAAACCACTCAGCGTGATGCCTTCTTGGCTAGCGGTGTGGTTCAGCCGATGGCAGAGCTGAATGCCACCGAGGGCGGTGATTTCATCAACGTTCCTTTCTGGAAAGCCAACCTGTCTGGCGACTTCGAGGTACTGACTGATAGCTCCTCGCTGACCCCTGGCAAGATCAGTGCCGACAAGCAAATCGGCGTGATCCTGCACCGTGGTCGTGCTTTCGAGGCTCGTGACCTTGCAGCTCTGGCTGCTGGTTCTGACCCGATGGCTGCTATCGGCGCCAAGATCGCTGATTACGTCGCTAACCAGCGTCAAAAGGATCTGCTGTCCTGCCTTCAGGGTGTCTTCGGCAGCCTGAACGCCAACACCAGCAGCTCTGCCTTCTTCGATCTTTGCATCGACTCTGAGTCTGCTGACACCCCCACCACTCTCAGCCCTCGTCACGTTGCTGAGGCTCGTTCGATCCTTGGCGATCAAGGCGACAAGCTGACTGCTGTTGCAATGCACTCCAAGGTTTATTACGACCTGGTTGAGCGCAAGGCAATCGACTACGTGTCGACTGCAGAAGCTCGTGGCACATCCACCACTCAGTCTGGTGGTTCGCTGGTTGCTGCTTACGGCGGTGAAGTTTCTGTGCCGACCTACATGGGTCTGCGCGTGATCGTGTCTGACGATGTGCCTACTGCCGGTTCCGGTGGCAGCACTGAGTACGGCACCTTCTTCTTCACCTCTGGTGCAGTTGCTAGCGGCGAACAGCTTGCAATGCAAACTGAAACCGATCGTGACATCCTCGCCAAGAGCGATGCCATGTCGATTGACCTCCACTACTGCTACCACCCCGTTGGTGCTAAGTGGGGCGTCACCACGGTGAACCCGACCCGTGCTCAGCTCGAAACCGTCGCCAACTGGTCGAAGGTTTATGAGCTGAAGAATATCGGCATCGTGCGTGCCACCAACGTCTCCAACATGGACTGAGGAGGAACCTAACGATGGCTTCGATCTTCGAACTCGGTGACATCCCCGGCGGTCTTCTGCCCGGTCAGATGAAGCTGGCGGCTCCTACTGCGACCGCAACCCTCTCTGCAGCTAACAGCTTTAACGTCATCATCCGTGGCGTTCCTACTGCTGCTGCTACCTACACCACTGCTACCGCTGCAAACATCGTGGCTGCAATCGGTGGTGACTGTGCTGTGGGTACCACCTTCACGGTGGTTGTGCTCAACGCTTCCGCTGGTGCTAACACCATCACGGTGGCTGGTGGCACTGACGTGACCGTGAGCGGTGTTGCAACCGTGGCTCAAAATGCTTCCAAGGTTTTCCTTGGTCGCGTTACCGCTGTTGCTGCTGGCTCTGAAGCGATCACCCTTTATGGTCTGGGTTCCACTGCTGCTGCAGTTGCCTGATCATGGGATTGTTCGCCTTTAGGCGACGCCAGGAACGTGAGGCTGCTTCTAAGGAGGCAGCCTCTTTTCCTATTGCGGAGCCCAGTCCTAAACTTGATCTAACCTCGGCACCTACCGATGGCAGTAACAATCGACGCAACGGTAGGGGGCGCAAACGCCAACAGCTACCAAACGCTGGCAGCAGCTCAGACGCTGATTGATGGTTTCGTTGAAGATGATGACGTGGTGGCATGGGCAAGTGCTACCACCGATCAAAAGAACCGTGCGCTGGTATCCGCCACTCAGCGGCTTGATCGTGAGCGGTTCCTGGGTGCCAGGGCTACTGATACGCAAGCATTGCAGTGGCCAAGGACAGGCGTAAGAAAACCTGATACCTACATCAACACTTACGCCGTCGGTTTTCCATTCCGGATCACGACCGACTATTTCACCGATACTGAGATCCCGACTCAGATCAAGTACGCACAAGCGGTTCTTGCTGTTTATCTGAACAACAACAAGGATGGCATGGGGCTGAGCGGACTCGAGGATTACAAGTCTGTCAGCATCGGCAGTCTGAGCGTTACGACTGCAGGTGCTAGCAGCACGGCAACTGGTGCCGATCGTGTGCCACCGATCTTTGAACGGTATTTGACCGGGCTTAGAATCAGTGGACCAGGCAACTTTGCAATTCGCCGGAGCTGATCATGAGCGATTCCTACGCAGGTGCTGAATACATCAGCGATACCAACGCCCATACGGGACGTTTTGGTGAGATCGTTTCACTTGAAGCTGGCACGGTAATCGCAAGCCTGACCGCTCTGGATTACACGGGCAATGCACTCACATCTGTTGTGCTTGACCCAAGCTGTGAGCTTTGCGGGGTCTTTACTAGCATTACTCTCGCCAGCGGCTCTGTCGTTGCTTACCGGCTATGAGCTTCAAAGGACACCAGGGGAACGGCATTGACTACACCGTTGGTGGTGAAGTTATTACTGACACGCTTGAGCATACTGGGCGATTCCATCACATTGACTTTTTTGAGAACACTCAGATTGACACGATTGTTAGCCCGAACTTGACAGGCAACACGCTGAACGGCGAGAGCTTCCCGGCTGGTTCCGAGATTCGTGGTGTTTTTACCAGCATCAAATTACAGAACGGCGCTTGCATTGCCTACAGAATCTGATGGCACTTTCCACCTCGCTACGCAAGACAGCCAGCAAGCTAATGCTGAAGTTTGGTGGTGAGGTGACATTCCGTCGAGTCACGACAGGTGCATACGACCCGGCCACAGGAACAGCTACACCTTCCGTTGCAACCTCTACGGTCAAGGGTGTTTTAGAGGGTATTCAGGAGCGTGAAGCGAACGATCTGATAAAGGGCACTGATAAGAAGTTGACGATTGCCGCTGCAGATGTGAGCTTTGAACCTGCCGTATCAGATCAGGTTACGGTTTCAAGCAGGGTTATGCAGATTGTGCAAGTCAATAAGATCGAGCAGGACAATACCGCGATTGTGTTCGAGATCTTCCTGAGGGAGTGACATGGCGCGGCAAATTAAGCTAGATCAAATCGACGACTATGCGCGAGAGCAGGTTGTCAAGTTAGTTCGAGTAGCAACGCTCGAAGCTGATCGTCGTCTTAAAGCTGAAACACCAGTTGATACAGGGCGCTTACGTCAAAGCTGGCAGACAGTTGTACAGGATTTTGATGGCAGGGTATTTAATAACGTTGAGTATGCTGCTCCGGTGATTGCTGGGACTAACCTGCCACCTTCTTGGCAAGGCAAGCAACGGACAACACCTTTCCTCGACATCGTTGCTAAAGACATCCAGACTTGGGTAACTTCTGAAGCCGCCAAGATCGGGAGAGAGTCATGAGCCTCAACAGTCTCCGCGCCCTGATTGAAAACCGCATCGCTACGGAGTTTGCGAGCTCTCCTGCTTTGCAGGTCGCGTACGAAAACGTGCCATTCACTCCGCCGAATAACGCGAGCTGGGTCCAGTGCTTTATTACCTGGGGTGATAACGCCTACGTGACGATCCTTACCGAATCAGACCGTGGGACAGGGGACGGGTTCAACCGTCGCAATGGCGTGTTGACCTTTAACGTCTTTAGCCCACGAGGGCAGGGACCAGGCGCAGGGCTGACCATTGCCGAACGCTGCATCGACCTGTTCGAACGTTTGAAGCTGCAAAATATAATTTTTGACCCTGCAAATGGTCCGAGGGCATCGACACCCGCTGCGCCAGAAGGGTTTTACCAGACGCAGGTCACCATAAGTTTCGAGGCTTTTGAGCAAAGTTAGAATTGATCTAGCCACCTACCGTTCACGACAATGGCTACTGTTCTGTCCGGTACGTCCGGCGCCCTCTATTACAAGCCAGCAGGCACCAAGGCAACCTTCGGCGAATCCGCCGTTGATGTTGCCGATGACGAAATCACGGTAGACACCTACCTGAATTTCAAGGTTGGTGATCCTGTCCAATTCAGCGTTGTCAACATCAATACTGGTGCTGCTGGCTCTGGAACTCTGCCTGCTGGTCTTTCAGCTGCAACCACCTACTACGTGATTGCTTACACCGCGTCCACTGGTGTACTGCAGGTTTCTGCAACTGCTGGTGGTTCAACTGTTGCCATCACTGATGATGGTACTGCTGTCACCCCAAACGCTTTCCAAGTTGCCTACGCCGATTACGCAGCTGTCGGTCAGGTTCGTGAGTGGTCGTTTGAAATCACTCGGGAAGAGATCGACGTAACCACGATCGGTCAAACCCTTGGTCAGCACGCTCCGTTTAAGACCTACATCACCGGCTTTGCTGATGGTGAAGGTTCTGCAAGCATCTACATTACTGATGACAGCGGCGATCTTGCGAGCCGCTTGATTCAAGACGTGCTGCAGCGTCAGCAGGTTGGAGCTGGGTTCAAGTTGTACATTGATCGAGTCAGCAGCGGTGGATCCGTAAGCGAATCGCTCAGTCGCTCCATTGCCATGGAGGCAGTTCTGACTTCTGCTAGCTTCACCGTTAACCCGGATGACGCTCAGATGGTGGAAATCGCTTTCCGTCCTTCGAGTGCTCCGACCTTCGACTTCAGCGAATCTGCATAAGCACAGCTGGTGCTACAGAGCCCCTGGGTTGCACCAGGGGCTTTTTTATGCGTAAAGTAATAGCAAACGACTGATTTTCATGGCTCTCACCAGCTCAAGCATGAAAGCCCTTGATCGCTTGAAGAAGGCGGCGAACCTAGTCCCAATCAAGAGAGTTGTAACGCTTTCTGATGGAAGCGAGTTTGAGTTTTGGAGTACGCCCCTCACGATGTCTGAACGCGAGCGTGCTCAAAAGGCCGCGAAAAGCGATGACATCAACGTACTGGCACTCCAGCTTCTTGTTGGCAAGGCTTTAGATGAAAACGGAAATCGCATGTTCAGCCAAGGTGAGATTGCTGAACTCAAGAATGAAGTACGCGATGAAGATCTTCAAGCCTTGATGCTTGCGCTAATCACTGGAGAGGGCAACGTAACGGAGACTGAAGCAAAAAACTAACCAGATGCGTCAAGGATGATTATCCATTGAGATTGATGATGCGTGTAGCTCGTGACCTGGGCTACACGCTTTCTGAATTGACGCAGCGGATGACCAGAGAAGAGCTTCAGCTTTGGGCGCTTCTGTATGAAGTGGAAAATAGTGAACAGCAAGAGGCAATGCGGAAAGCAAAGCGTCGATAGAATTAAGGCATGAATAGCTAGTCCTCAAGTGCCAGCGGTAGCCAGTGTTGAAGTCCGCGTTGACGCACGCGATGCAAAGCAGCAGCTGCAGGGGCTTGAAAACGCCAGTAATAGTGCAAAGTCGGCATTTGGCAAACTGTCGCAGGCCGGAAGCACTTTGCAGGGTGCTTTGGCTGGAATTGGTGCAGGGGCGTTATTGAAAGGCTTTGTCTCTGCTGGTATTGAAGCGGACCGAACCGCAAAACGCTTAAATCTGCTCGCTTCTCAATATGGCGAAACAGCAAAGCTGACAAAGTTTGCTCAAGATGCCGCACAAAAATATGGCATTGGCAATACTGCCGCTGCTAATGCAGTAAGCGATTTGTATGGGCGTTTGCGTCCTATGGGCATTTCATTGAAAGACATTCAGACAACTTTCAATGGTGTCAATACTGCAGCCGCAAAGATGAATCTATCAACGGCTGACACAGAAGGTGTAATGCTGCAATTAAGCCAAGCACTTGGCTCCGGCAAGCTACAAGGTGATGAGTTCCGCAGCATTATGGAGCGACTGCCTGCTGTTGGTCAGGCGATTGCCAAATCTATGGGTGTTAGCGTTGCTCAACTGAAAGAGTTGAGTGGTCAAGGCAAAATTACAACAGAAGAAATAATCAAGGCTCTCGGTGGGTTGGCGCAGCAGCAACCACCGCCGCCTGATGCTTACAAGTTATTTCAAAAGGCATTAGCGGATCTTGGCACCACGATTGGGTCGCAGATTCTTCCTGCATTGACCCCACTTGTTCAGTTGCTAGGGCAAATTGCGTTGGCGTTTGGTCAGCTACCTGGTCCCGTGCAGTCAATCGTTGCTGGTGTTATTGCTCTAAGTGGTGGACTAGCGGTAATTGCACCTTTGCTGGCTCCAATCATGAGTTTGTTTGGCGCTATTGTTCCTATTATTACAGGTGTTGTCACTGCACTTACTGGCAGTGGTGGATTATTGACTGCATTGGCTGCTGTTTTCACAGGACCAGTTGGCTGGATTGCTTTACTTATCGCTGCTGGTGTAGCAATTTATGCTTTCCGAGATCAGATCGGGCAAGCATTTGCTGCCATTGGTAATTATTTCAGACAGGCAGCTTCTGGCTTCAAAATGGTTTTCATTGATCCAGTTGCCAATGCTATGAAGGGGTTGGTAGATGGAATCAAATCGCTGTTCTCTGGGTTGGCTGCAGCGTTAAAGGCACCATTCCAAGCTGTTGCCAGCATGATTAAAGGGATCGTGAATGGCATCATCGGCGGAATTGAACGAGGCATCAATGGTGCAATCAATGCACTTAATTCCATGATTCGTGGTGCCAATGCCGCTTTGGCACGATTGAAACTGCCAACGATCCCAACCATTCCTAGCGTTCAGCTGCCACGCTTTGCCGAAGGTGGGATGGTCACTGGACCAACTGTGGCAATGATCGGTGAAGGAGGGGAACCTGAGTACATCATCCCCCAGAGCAAAGCTGCAGGCTTTGCCGCTAACTACCTGACCGGCAAACGTGGTGCAGGTGCAATTCCTGGCTTTGCTGATGGCGGTTATGTTGCGCCAAGTAGCGCAAACGTCAGCATCCAGACCGGACCAGTAACACAGATGAATGGCACGAATTATGTGACTACGCAGGATATGGGTAAAGCTGTTCAGGCTGGCATTCAGCAGACGCTTGACTTGATCCGCCGTGATGGCAACGTCCGCACGCAGTTGGGACTGGTCTGATGGCTCAATACGACATCATGTGTTTTCTCGAGTATTACGCCGACCGCACCAACGTGGTTGATGGCTCCGGCAACCGCACGCCAACGCGGCAATGGCAGAACTTCTACCAGGTGGCGCAGACCTTAAGCGTTGATGCCAATGCGACTGGTGTTTATATCTATTTGGCGTTTGACGTGAGCGGCTTTGGCTCAAGCATGGGTGGCAGCATCAATGATCTGACCATCAACGCAGCAGCCACTGGCGATCTGGTAGACGTTACAGATGCTGCGATGGCAGCGGACAATTTGGTGATTGCGTCGCTTTACATCCAAGATGCTGGCGAAGATGCGTTTCATGCTGCAAGCGCACAGCTGATCAGTCGTTATATCGGCAGCATTGAAGGCGCAAGCGTGAACGATGATGCGATCAGCTGGACCGTCAACCCGGCTATCAATAAATTGAAGCCGCAGGTGCCAACCCGTAAAATCACAGCAGACATGCTGATTCGCAACGTCGGGCTATGACCGAGCAAGTGATCGGCATCAACCTTAAGGTCACGTGCGCCGACCATGGCACGCATGAAGGCGTGGTGATGAAGGTGGTGAATGACATGGTGATTTGCGAAACGCCCGATGGTAAGCAGCTGAAAGACGATTGTTGCGTTGTGACCTTTGACGGTGGCAGCTTTGTTGTGCCGCCTATGGTCTTTGCACAGGCGCTTGCCAAATACAGGAGTCAAGGCTGATGGCTGATTTTGGCGCGACACCGCAACCTAAGGCGCAGATTGGCACAACAGCGGTTCGCAATGATGCGGCGCCTGGCAAAAGCAAAAAGCCACAGCCTGATCTGGATAAGCAGCAAACCGTTGCCAGTGCTGGCGATACGGTGCCGGTTGTTTTTTGTAAGCGTGTCGGCGGTGTCGGCGGGACATGGGTGCAGCCCGCATTGATCAAGACTGGCTCAAATGATTTTGTTGGCAGCTTTTTATATGTGATCTCCCAAGGGCAAATGGTTGGCAGCCCGGTGAAGAACTTCACATGGACTGGAAACCGTAGTCTTTTGCTGCTGCCTAATTCGTCAAGTTTCACGCTCACGCATTACTACTCAACAGCTGCGGCACTAGCGGCAAATACTAATGCCTGCCCAATTACTAGCGGCAACGTTTTCTGCGGTGTTGATACCTATTCTTACCTGTCGCCATTGTTAAGCGATGACGCTTGTGTTGATTACACGCCAGATGGCCGGGATCAATACGTCAAGCTGGCATACATTACAAGAGGAACCGGAGACACTTCAAACTCAGTTCTTCAAATATTCTGGTCAAATATCACGGTGTTTAATACCGAGACAGGGGTTGACGTTACGGCTGCTGTCCTTAGCTATTTGGGTATAACAACCCCCGCCACAACCAGCTTGGTCTATAACGGAGTGATAAGTGGCTCAACGCTTATCGGTGGGCATACAGTTGGCACAATTGTCTATTTTCCGCTTAGCGGCTATTTAGCGCCTGATCCTAATTTCTGGACATCAGCTTTGGGCGTTCAAGGTCCGCTTGCTATTAGTTGGACGCAGGGAACAATCAACAATCAAGTCAATCTTTCTAATCCGGCAAGCACTGGCACGCTAGAAGGCGTGCAAATTGAAAACCACGTCAGTCCATATTCAGATCCGACTAGCCCGCCATCATCAGCGGACTTTACGGTATTTGCAGACATTACTTATTTGGAAATTGAGGGCAATATCTACGATCCGCCAAGCGAAGGCTCTTATCCGACAACCACCAAGCAGATCTCAACTTTCTACGAAAACGGCATCAGCGTTGATCTCTATAGCGGCGGGCTGGTTGGCGGCGTCTATGCAACCGGCGCTAGTAATCAGTTTGTTGATCTTGCGATGTATCTCTTCACGCAGATCAAGCGTGCTGATGGCGCAGCGACGGCCAGCATCTCAATGCCGATTGACACATCAAACCTGCAAGCGTTAGCGACGTTCTGCACCAATCTAGGGTTGCTGTGCAATGGTGTTTTGGATCAATCCGTCAATATCATTGAATACATCGGCAAGCTGGCGCCCTATTTCCTGCTGTCGTTTATCTCAAGCAATGGGCGCTACAGTCTGCAGCCGCTGTTGCCGTTGACTGGCGCCAATCAAATTGACGTGACAGCCCTAACGCCTGCTGCCACATTCACCGAAGATGAGATCTTGCCTGGCAGCTTCAGCAAGAGTTACAACGATGCTGATGAGCGCCGTGCGGTCAACATCTCATTGCTGTGGCGTGAGGCTGAGCCAACCGTCATTGGGATGCAGCGGACTACTACAGTGCGCTATCCAGCAACCGATAACGACGCCCCAACCGAGCAGTTTGATCTAACGGACATTTGCACAAGCGCAGCCCATGCCGCGGTCTACGGCAAATATGAACTGGCACGGCGGACGCTCTCGACTCATAGCATCAGCTTTCAAACGCCGTTGCTGACTTCTGGGTTGTTGCCGACGCAAATTATCCGCGTCACTCGTCAACGCATCAGCAGCCGTGGTGATAACCGCACCGAGACGGACTGGTATCAGATCACGGCAATCAAGCATGAAAGCGATGGGACCAGCAGCATTGATGCCATGCATTTCCCAGTTGACGGCAGCAGCATCGCCAGAATTAGTGATGAGGTTGTGAACGGCACGTTTGAGGTGATCTGATGGCGACCTTCCCAGCACTTACGCCAAACGCTCGCTCGCTGTCTCTGGGTAATTACCCACAGCTTGAGTACACAGGAACCAGCGGTGTCAGTGTTCGATTTCTGCAGAACACCAAGCGTGTGGGGCAGCGTTTAAGTTTGACGTATCAGGCAATCACAGAGGCAAGTCTGCAGCTGATCTACGATCACTACGAAACTCAGCAGGGCACATTGATTGATTTTGATCTGCCTTCAGAGGTTTGGGCTGGCTACTCATCTGTTCCCATAAGCGCGGTTGATTACAGCTGGCGTTATGCCGGGTCGTTTTCAGTTGAACCAAATACCCCAGGGCGCTTTAACGTGAGCATTGAGCTAGAAAGCGTGCTGGCTTAACGATGACGACGTTTCCTGCGCTGGCACCAACGACCCGGATTTATACGCCTGGTGATTTGCCTATTGCGCGGCAGCAGAGTCTCAGTGGTGTTCAGGTTGGCTTTAGGCGTGGCAATCGCAGGTTTGGACAGAGCCTGAGCCTGTCGTTCTCGTATTTGACAGAGAGCGACATGAATCTAATCAAGGCACATTATTTTGATCGCAAAGGCACATACGAGATTTTCTTTCTGTCAGCCGAGATTTGGGGTGATTACACAAACCCGCCGGTTCCTCTGTTAAGTGATTTTGCTTGGCGCTATTTAAGCGAACCTAAGATTACAGATGTCTCCTATGACCGTTTTACGGTCGAGGTTGAACTTCAGACGATTGCAATAGACACTGGTGATCTGATTATTGACGGTGAGCTGGCACCAGCGAGTCCAGCGAGAGCCTATATCCTTGAAGGAGGTGGAGCAGCTGCAACGCCTGCTCGGGACAACATTATTAGCCCGCCAGGAGCGACATGACCGTCACGCTTACCGCCCTTCAAAAGCAGCGCCGCGATACTGCTGCCAACTGGACTGCCGCCAATCCAACACTGCTGGCTGGTGAGCTTGGCTACGAATCTGATACGGGGTATTGGAAGGTTGGCGATGGGTCAACTGCTTGGACTTCGCTTGCATATATCCCTGGTTCAAAGCTGAGCGCCTATCCGATCGTCAACGCCGACATTGCTGCAGCAGCTGAGATCGCGGTCAGCAAGCTGGCTGATGGCACTGCACGGCAACTACTGCAGACCGATGCGGCTGGCACTGGCGTTGAGTGGACTAGCAACATTGATGTGCCTGGCACGCTGGACGTTACGGGTGCTGCAACGTTTGACAACAACGTCATCATTCAAGGCGATCTGACGGTCAATGGCACCGAGACGATTATCAACACTCAGACCTTGGATGTTGAAGACAAGAATATTGTCATCGGCAAGGTCGCAACGCCATCGGACGTAACAGCTGACGGTGGTGGCATCACGCTCAAAGGCACCACCGATAAGACAATCAGCTGGATAGATGCCACTGACGCTTGGACGTTTAGCGAACACGTCAACATCACAAGCGCCAAGGAATACCGCATCGCTGGCACCAAAGTGCTGGACGCCACCAGCCTTGGCAGTGCGGTTGTTAGCAGCAGCCTGACCAGCGTCGGAACTATTGGCACCGGCGTGTGGCAGGGCAGCACCATTGGCACCGGCTACGGCGGCACCGGGCAGACCACCTATACAGATGGGCAGCTCCTGATCGGCAAGACCGATGGCACGCTGGCAAAGGCAACGCTTACGGCTGGAACCAACGTCAGCATCACGAACGGCAATGGCAGCATCAGCATTGCCAGCACTGACACCACCTACACCGCAGGCGATGGTCTTGATCTGGTCGGCACCAGTTTCTCCGCTGATCTGAAGGCCAATGGCGGCTTGGTGATCGAATCAACGGAGCTGGCTGTTGACCTGGGCGCTAGCAGCATCACGGGCACGCTTGGCGTTGCAGATGGCGGCACCGGCCAAACCACCTACACCGATGGTCAGCTGCTGATCGGCAACAGCACCGGCAACACGCTTGCCAAATCGACGCTGACAGCTGGCAGTGGCATCAGCATCACCAACGGATCAGGCAGCATCACGATTGCATCCACGGTGAGCGGTGGCCTGCCGACCACAGGTGGCACGCTGACTGGCAACCTGCTGATGGATAACCAGACCGATGTGCGGTTTGGCGAGGCAACCGCTAATGGCAGCAACTGGGTGGCCTTTCAAGGTCCGGCAAGCATTGCCACCAATATCACTTGGACATTGCCTGCAACTGATGCAACGGTTGCCGGTTATGCGTTGGTTAGCGATGGTGCAGGCACGCTGAGCTGGTCTGCAGCAGGTGGTGGTGCAACGGGCGGCGGCACTGATGACGTGTTCTACGAAAACAGTCAGACTGTGACCACCAACTACACTTTGAGCACAGGCAAAAACGCCATGAGTGCTGGACCTGTCACGATCAATAGCGGCGTGACCGTCACTATTCCATCCGGTCAATCCTGGGTCATCGTCTGATCATGGCAATCACTATTAACGGCACTGGATCAATCACCGGCTTGACCGCTGGTGGATTGCCTGATGGAAGCATCACATCTGACGACATTGCAAGTAGTGCATTTGCAACGCTTGCTCAAAAAAATGGGACGCATACCACTGGCAGCATCACAAGCGGCACCACTGCGCTGACGGTTGCCTCTGGCACTGGCATCTCAAACGGTGATTATGTCGTTGGCGAAGGCATTACACCTGGCACCACGGTTTCATCGGGTGGCGGTACTACCAGCATCACGCTTAGTGCCAACGCTAATGCCACGCTGAGTAGCAATCCGGTTGCGTTTTATTCAGCAACGAAGCTGCTGAGTCCTGCTCTGGTTGGCGGTCAACTCTGCCGCGCTTGGGTGAATTTCAACGGGACTAGCACTGTTGATATCCGCGCTAGCTACAACGTAAGCAGCATTACGGATAACGGAACGGGCGACTATACGGTGAACTTCACGACGGCGATGGTGGATGCAAATTATGCAACAATAGCAACTGCAGAGCCATCAACAGTACCGGCCGTTGGGGCAACGTTTTATACCGTTATCGGTGCGGCAAACGCCAATGCTTTTTCTAGGACCACCACATCAGCAGCAATAAAAACTGCTTACGTGAGTAGCTTGGGTGGTGCATCAACTTCTTGGGATAGTCAAGGCACACACGTCGCCATCTTCCGCTAACCGCCATGAACAGAATCATCTACCAAACTGAATCCGGCGGCGTAGCGGTGATCATCCCTACCGAATCCGTCGAACTGGCACTGAAGGATGTGCCTGAAGGTGTCGCCTACGAAATCGTCTCCGAAGCTGACATTCCCTCTGACCGCTTTTTCCGTAACGCCTGGGTGATGGGCGACTGCTGCGTAGAGCACGACCTCGACAAGTGCAAGGCACTGGGGCATGACATTCGCCGTCAGCAACGTGCTGAAGAATTCAAACCCTTCGATGACATCATCGCCAAGCAAATCCCTGGTGCTGATGCAGCAGCTGCTGAGACGGCACGGTCTGATATTCGACTCAAGTATGCGTTGATTCAAGACGTGATTGATGGCGCGTCTACCCCTGAAGAAATTAAGCTGGCACTGGAGGCAAACAAATGACCCTACGCCTTAACGGTTCCACATCCGGCTATGTGGAGATCGATGCACCGGCAGTTGCTGGTAGCAACACGCTGACCCTGCCAACGGGGAATGGCAGTGCTGATCAGGTACTTAGCACTAACGGCTCTGGCGCGCTGAGCTTCGTTGATCGTGGGCGGATGGTGCTTGAAACCGCCAAGGCAACGACCAGTGGCACCAGCGTGGACTTCACCGGGATTCCGAGTTGGGTGAAACGGGTAACGGTGATGTTTAACGGGGTGAGTACGAATGGCACAAGCAATCATCGCTTACAAATTGGTTCGGGTGGCACTCCAGCCACATCTGGCTATTCAGGCGTGACAACTTGGACGGCTTCATCCAGCGCTGCCACGGCTTTAAGTGCAGGATTTGACATAAACGCAAACTCAAGTGCGACAACTGCCACCACGGGCGTAATTATTCTTATCAACATAAGTGGAAACACCTGGGTGGCGTCAGGCGTAACTGCAAGCACTGCAGGCACCAGTGCAACTCAACATGTAGCTGGCGTTATTTCTCTTTCTGGAGTTTTGAACATAGTGCGTTTTACTAGCGTCACGCCCGACACCTTTGACGCCGGGTCGATCAACATTCTTTACGAGGGTTAAATCATGCACCGCATCGTTGTAGACGTACAAACCGGCGAGCAAAAGATTGTTCCCCTTACCGCTGAGGAGATTGCAGCAATTCAGGCATCACAGCCGACAGCTGCTGAACTGCTGGAGCAAGCCAAACAACAACGCGCCACCGCCTACCGCAACGAAGCCGACCCGCTGTTCTTCAAGGCTCAACGCGGTGAAGCCACCATTGAAGAGTGGCAACTCAAGGTTGCTGAGATCCGCAGCCTTTATCCGTATCCCGAGGAAGTTGAATCATGAGCACGCACGATACTCCTAAAAAGCCAACGCCCGAAATCATGGAGTGGATCGACTCCTCTTGGGGCATGAACGACGATGGCGTGTTGATTTGGATCCGGGATGGTTTGTCCAAGGGTATTCAGGCTGGTGATCCTATTTATTGCGGCCTGCAGTCCAATGGCTACATGATTTGCCGTACCAGCACCAAGCCACGTCGGATGCTAAAAGCGCATCATCTTGTCTGGTATTTCACGCACGGTGAATGGCCGACAATGCAAATTGATCACATCGACAACAACCGCGCCAATAATGAAATTGGCAATTTACGGCTAGCAACCAAGACTCAAAATATGCAGAACCGTAAACCGACAAAATCGCGTGATCTGCCAAAAGGCGTTATTAAAGTTCATACCGGCAATTATGCTGCAATTATACGGTACAACAACAAAAGGAAATATCTTGGTTATTTCAAGTCTGTCGACGATGCGGCCAAGGCGTACCAGCAGGCTTCGCTTGCTCTGCACAAAGAATTTTCCTACTATGCCCCTCAGGAGGTGAGCTAAGTGTCTTCGATTAAGGTAACCAACATCCAACACGCCTCAGCGGCATCAGCAGCGATCACGCTGGCATCAGACGGTACGGCAGCAGCAACGCTCAGTAGCGTCAACGGTGGACCGCTCAGTGGCACCCGTAACCGCATCATCAACGGTGATATGCGGATTGATCAAAGGAATGCTGGGGCGAGTGTGACTTTGGGCAGCGGCACTGTCTACACGGTGGATCGCTTTGCTGTGCAGTCTGGAGCGGCTTCTAAACTTGCCGCGCAACAAAATGCGGGTTCTGTAACGCCGCCAGCAGGGTTTACAAATTATCTAGGACTTACATCGCAGTCAGCTTACTCAGTCGGCGCTGGTGAAATCTTTGCGTTGCGTCAGTACATTGAAGGCTTCAATGTGGCAGACCTTGGTTGGGGCGCTGCTGGCGCACGGACGGTAACACTGTCGTTCTGGGTTCGCTCAAGTCTGACCGGAACGTTTGGGGGAAGCGTAAACAATAACTCAAACAGGTCGTACCCATTCACATACACGATCAGCGCCGCCAACACTTGGGAACAAAAGTCCATCACGATTGCTGGCGACACAAGCGGCACTTGGGCGACAGGCAACACTACGGGTTTTCTACTTGAGCTTGGTTTAGGCGTTGGCTCAACTTACAGCGGTACTGCTGGCGCTTGGACCGGCTCTTATTTGTCTTCCGCCACTGGAGCCACCAGCGTCGTCGCCACCAACGGCGCGACCTTCTACATCACCGGCGTCCAACTAGAAGCTGGATCCGTCGCCACACCGTTTGAGAGAAGGTCTTACGGGCAGGAGCTGGCGTTGTGTCAGAGGTATTTCCAATCTGCAACTGTTGGCATAGTGTCCGCTGGCTATGGTGGCAGCTACTTTGCATTTCCGGTAACCATGAGAGCTACGCCAACTGTTACAGGAACCGGCAACGCTGGCTATGGAAATAGCGCTCTTACGTCTTATGGAATACAGCAGTATCAGACTACTGGTTCATCAGTTGCTCAAACCTTTGCGGCGGAGCTTTAACCCATGACTTACCAACTGACTCAAGGCAACTGCATCCTCCGCATTGCGGACAACGCCTACATCCCCTTCGACCCCGCCAACACCGACTACCAGGCGTACCTCGCTTGGCTAGCCGAAGGCAACACGCCCGAACCTGCCACCGAACCCGAACCCGCTCCAGTGCTCACCACTGAGCAGAAGCTGGAAGCCGCTGGCTTGACCGTGGCGGAGCTTAAAGAATTGTTTGGGTTGAGCTGATGGCGGTCAAGTCAGCGTGCCGGGATTATACCCATACAACTCTTGGCACGCTTTCAGATAAGCCTCGTGTGCCTTTGCAGGAGAGTCAAAGCATCCTAAGTAATAATTTTTCCCGTCTTTTTTAATGTGCGCTGACCATCTGGCGCATCGCTGCAGCTTTGTCACGCCTCTGTAGCCCGTTGCATTTTTGTCAGTACTGCTGTGATACCGATTTTCGCCATGTTTAACTAAGCGCAAATTTTCGACTCTGTTGTCGTGCGGTTTTCTATTGATGTGGTCGATTAGGTTATTGCCCGGATCCTCGCCTGTGTGCAGAAACCACACGATTCTGTGAGTTTTGTAGTACTTCCCAGCGATACGTATTTTCCCCCACTCGCCTTCTTTCCACCAACCGGCTACCCTGTTTTGCCTTATTCCCGGTCCGTTATTCCGCCACTTGAGCCCCGTAGGCGATTCGATGGACAGTTCCAGCAGGTTGCGAAGTTCCTCAATAGGAGGCAACGGATTAAACTTGATCATCACTTGCGTGCAAAGTGGTCGGGGCGGGTGTTGGCGCACGCCGCTCACATAATTTTACACCGACATGGCAACAAAGAGCAAAACCGCGCTGGGGCGTGTTGAGCACAAGCCCGGCAAACCGAAGCGCACCAGCATCGGGCAAGGTCAGCACTCACGCCCGCGTAACCGCAAGCGCCTCAGGGGTCAAGGCAAGGGCTAGCTAAGCTACAAAAAAGGCTTGCAGCACCCTGCAATGGAGCATCACGAAGAGGTGCTGATCACGGCTAAACAGCCCGAAAGTCCGTTCACGCAAATCGTGCCAGCACTTCTGACCGCTGCAGTGCTTGGGCTTGCTGGGCTATTTATGCAGGTCGCCAAGCTCGATCAATCGGTCAGCACTGTTGCCGCCGACATCCAGGAACTAAAAAACGACAGCAAGGAACGTCTCAGCGACCTTGAAGGACGCGTTCGATATATCGAGATGGCGATTGGCAAGAGCAAATAGCAGCTTTACACTGAAGCAAACGTCATTTCGTTATGGATCCCACCACTGCTGCCGTGATTGCCATTGTGATCGCCGCTGGATCTGAAATCATTACCCTTCTGCCGATTAAGGAAAACAGCTGGATTCAGTTGATCCTGAAAGCCCTGAAGGTTATCTTCCCAAAGCGTTAGGCGCCGATACCGTTTGGCTGGCACGATTTGGCAACAAGGATTGGCGTGGTCGTTTGCGTAAAGCAGCACAAGATCACAAGTTTGATGCCACCTTGCAGCCGCGTCTTGATCGCGCCATTGAGGATTGGCACAAAACCCAGCCACCAGCCATCCCCCCGCCAATCGTTGATCTAGACAATCTCCACATCAGAGCACCTTGGACAGATGACGAAGGCTCCCGTTCGGCTGACTGACCTTTTTAAGTATTACAAGAACCTGCCCCATCAGCAGGCTGCCCTGTATTTGCTAGAAGAGGCGATTGTCAAGGCTGATGGGTCTTTACTAGATCGCGACCAGGAATGGTTCAAGGTGTGGAGTCAGTCTGGCAAGCAACCAGAGAGGGATCTGCAGCCAGCTTTTAATATCATTCGCAAATGGGAAGGCTGCAGGCTTGTTGGCTACCTTTGCCCTAGCGGTGTCCCTACCATTGGCTATGGGCACACTGGCGCTAGCGTGTCGGTCGGATTAAAGATTACACAGGCTGATGCTGATGCATTGTTGAGATCTGATATTGAGCGTTTTGCTAAAGCTGTTGACAAGCAGATCACCGTACCGTTGAACAACAATCAACGCTGTGCCTTGATCAGCTTTGCTTTTAACGTCGGCACTGGCGCTTTGTTAGAGAGTACGTTACGCAAGCGTTTGAACAATGGTGAGAACCCACAGAAGGTAGCAGTGGAAGAGCTGCCTAAATGGAACAAGGGTAATGGCAAGATTCTGGAGGGGCTTGTTCGCCGTCGTCGTGATGAACTTGATCTTTTTTTAGTCGGGACGAAGCCTTTAACGAACGACACCAAGCTGACACCTGACAAGCCGTTTTATTTCAAGGTCACTCCTCATATCACCTACGGCGAGCTTTGTAATGACGAGGAGGAGCGGCGTTTCCGGCATCAATACCAATGTGATGTGATGTCTGAACTGATCTGCCCATTTCTTGAAAAGGTCCGTGATAAGTTCAAGGGACCGATCATCATTACCAGTGGACACAGACCGCCAAAGGTGAACGCTCGGATTGGTGGCGCAAGCCGCTCTGAGCATTTAATGGATGCTCCTGATACTGCTGCTGTTGATTTCTACGTTGGCGGAGCCAACATCAACTCAGTGCAAACTTGGGTCGATGCAAACTGGCCGTATTCAGTTGGCTACGGAGCGCAAAAGGGATTTGTGCATCTTGGTGTTCGCCCTGGCAGACCTAGAGTCCGCTGGGATTATTGAGCCCTTTTTTTTAGATCGCTTGCGTAGCACTGGCATAGGTGTTCATAAAACCTGATTGCCTCGTAATCACAGGCAAAGTTGCGTTCCATCCCGACGTAGCAGACACGCCAGGTAATTGCGCCTTTCGTAACGATCTTTTCAAGCCTTGGTGGTTCCATCGAGTTACCCTTCTAGATATGCCTCAAACCAATGTCCTGGGGACAATGGATGGTTGTTGAGTTCTCCGTTGAGGAAGAGCTACGCATTGAAAGCCAAGCGCGAACGGTTCTTCATTGTGAAGACAGCGCAGAAGTTGCTCGGCTCTGCTCATCCCTTGT